CTCATCGTAATACAAACGCACCGTAACATCTTGGTTCTCCTTGCTTAAACGCGACTTAGCAGTCTTTGCCTTGATAAGGTTTCCGACAACATCTGTTCCGTCTTTTTCTTTTTTCTTGCTGAGATGGATGATAGTAGAAGCAGCATACTTAAGACCAGAACCGCCTCCCATCTCTTTTGTAGGAACATAAGCGCCAATGACATCGTAGGTGTGGTTGGTAACAATCATAGGAATGTTAGCCTGCCCCAGTTTAAGTGTCAACATCCTGAACGCACCTTTAATCAGTTGTGATTTTGTCATATCACGAACTTGTTTGTCGTTGAGTGCGTCAGTAATCTCCTTCTCTGTGGAAAGCATACCCAGAGAGTCTAACACAAACATGCAGGGTTTGCGTTCGTCTTCAGGTTTTTTTAAGTAAATGTCTACTGCCTTGAGTGCCTTGCTACGGAACTCCTCAACGGTAACAACATTGACTACTACCAAACGAGAGGTGTCAATAGCCCTAGACTCAAGTAGGGACTTAGTGATAGCTGCCTCAGTATCAAAATAGAGACAATAGCCATCGGGATTGGTATCGAGAAAATTCTTAACAACGGCGAGGCTGAAGAAAGTCTTTCCAGTAGAAGACTCTCCAGCAATAGCAGTAATCTTATTCCCAGATACACCACCAAATAAACTACCTGAACACAGTCCATTAAGAATGTACGAACCCGTGTCAACAAAACTTTCATTTTCATCTATATCTGAAGCGAGTTTGGTAAAGTCATCACCAATCTCTTTTACAATATCTTTGAGGAAATCCATTATCCAAAAAATAGTTCAAGGTTTACTGTTTTTTCAACATTCCATCCAATCGAATCGAGAATGGATTTGAGAGGTTCTACAAAACTTTTCTCAAATTGTAATTCATAATCAATGTACTTGTCAAGTCCAAGTTCCGTAGGAAAATCCTGAATGAAGGAGATTACATTCTCCTGAATAATGTTTGGTTTCTTCAGATAAATGAACTTAATTTTTTCACCATTATTAATAAGTGAATACTTGTTATCAAGTTTTTTCTCCTTAATATAGTGATTAAAGAGAAGTGCTCCACGACAATGAATGGGAGTTCCCTTTACATAGATGTCTGAGTGGGAACGGTATTTTACCACATCTGAAACTGATCTGGGGAAAGCAATTTCCTCTGGAGAAAGTGATTTGAATTTGGTTCTACAATCATCAATGAACTCAATAACTTCTTCCTCAGTTCCATTCATCATCAACTTGAGTCCATCCTTAATCATCTGACGACAGGGAGCAGGTGTAGAAGATTTAACTGCTTCAATTCCCATCATCTTTAGTTTAGGATCGTCATACCGAACTCCTTCACTATCCCATACGTTGAGAATATATCGCTTCTTCGCGGTCCAGATACCACGTTCAGCAATATTCTCACGCTTCATTTGCATTTTCTGATCATACGCCGATACATAATCCGCAAGTTCTTGATATGAACGTTCAATAAAAGGTTCCAGTTTCTCTTGGCAGATCTTGTCAAGTATCCCCACAACTGCTGTTTTGTCGCCAGACTTAGCACTAAAAAATTTAGTAACAAGAGGTCCGAGATTAAGATAAATCGAATCAGTGTCAGATGCGATGACATAATCTTCGCCTTCTGTTTTTAAAAGATTATTTAGATATCCGTTCATTTTATTCTCAATCCAGCGGATTGATACCTGACCAGATAACGTAATCGCTTCCGCGTTGGCAAGCTTGTAATACCTGAAATACTGATTGCCAATAGCACCGTAAGCACTGTTAAGTTGAATCTTACGCGCCATCTGGATGTTATTACATCTAGAAATTTCTTTCTCAGCATTAGTTCGCATCCTCCGCAATTCATTGTCAGAGAGTTTCGCATACTTACTATTGCCAGAGACAACAACTTCTTCCTGGTGTTCTTCTTTATTACCACCAATAAGATAACCCATTACAAAATGCCTCTTCGCTTCATTTCCTCTTCAATATCAACTAACTGCTGCTTAGCAGAAAGCATTTTTTTCTTAAAGACTGTTCTATCCTTATAAATCTTCTCCATCAATTCTGGCAGAAATCCACGGACATCTTTACGATACATGGCACCATTAGCACATACCGCATTGTCTTTATACATCTCAAATGTCAGTTCCTCATTAAGTATCTTATCAACTGTTGCTGATGGGTGCCTGGTATCCCTGAGCGTTTCTGGTGAGATATTATACTGCATGATAAGGTGAGGATACAGACTGTTGAGGTCAAAAGACACAACCCAATCATACTTTCCAGGAATCGGTTCCTTGACATACGCCCCCGCATACTTAGAGTCTTTATCAGAACGTTCTTTAGGAGGAATAACAATATTCCTTTTCTTCAAATAGTTATAAATGATAGTATCCCACATGCGGACTTGTGAGAACACATCAGTATAGTTTACCTTAGCGTCATATGCCATGGTAATCGCAAGTTCAATCAGTTTCATCTTGTCTTCCATACGGTCGACAAGTTCCACGTCAATGATGTTGTATTCTACAAACTTCTGCCAACCCTTTGTATAAAAGTCCTTGAATGTATCGTACTCAGAGTGATCGAGTTTCTTCTGCCCAAGTTCTACACTAGCAATATAATCCAGGCGATAGGATTCTTGTGCTTTGTATGTGAACTTCTTATAGAGATTGAGATAGTCTAACTGGCTGACACCACCAACATCGTAGGAAATATGTTTACGTCCAACAATGTAAGTTTCTTTCTCAGTCACAAGTCCCCAGGGAGAAAGACGCTTCATCAACTTCTCACCAAGGATTCTTTCAATCCTACGAACAAGATAAGGAATATCATACAGTTCACTATTCCAACCAGTGATAACTTCGGGAGTATTTTCCTCAATCATCCACCAGTCTATGAAACTGCTCAGAAGTTCATACTCAGTTCTGAAACCTTTGTAGATAACATTCTCTTGCTTGTTCTTGAAAGGTCCACGTCCCCAGGTACGAATCTGCTTTGTTGCATAATCCTGGATAGTAATTAGTAGAACTTCCTCAGCGGCAGATTCCACATCAGGGAATCCGTTTTCAGAAGCAACCTCAATATCAAGTGTGGTAATCTTTACTTTAGTTGTATCAAACTTGATTTCCTCTTCCTTATACATCTCAGAGATGTACTGATAGATGTATCCAGTGTTGCCATGAACTTTGAAGTTTTCTACACCATCATACTTTTTGATGAACTCACGACAATCACGAACTGAACCAGGTTTAATTGGTTCGACATGTTCTCCACTGAGAGTTTGATATTTTGTTTTTTTATTTGATGGAACAAAAAGAGTTGGATTAAACGTTTCACGAGTCATGAAATGTTTACCGTTCTCATAACCACGTACCAAAAAGTGATTTCCAACCATTTGGACGTTTGTATAAAATCGCATTAGGCAATCATCTCAAGATATTTTGCAAGTATATCCTTATTAGGATCTGCAATAGTCATAATAGAATCAGAATGAATCATAAGTTCATTCTGCTCAGTAAAATCTAACCATACTCCCAACTGTTTCTTTACAGTATCTAATAGGAATGGATTGGTTAGTTTACAATCAGGTTCACCAAGTTCAGAACCAACCTCTGTAATTTCAGAAACAACTACTTGATTATTCTTCAGTAGAAGACACTTCACCATCTTGTCCATTTAACATCTCCTCATATAGTGCTGTAATATCATTTAGGGGGTTAACAATTGAAACCAACCAATCGTGACTGACTGGAACCTCCTTATCAGATGTAAAAGGAATCCAAGGATTGAAGTGAACGTTTACTTCACTATCACTAGAAACTTCTTCCGACAAAAACATTTGCTTGGGAGAGTAAGTTACAATATAAGGATTCTTAAACAGATATCCACACACCTTATCCTCTAACACCAGTTCTTTAAGATCTGCAATAACAGACTCGCCCGATTTTAGCAATGCAACTTTAACAGACATAATTAATTTTATCCTCGATACATTCTATCAATAAAAAAGGGAGGCGTCAACTGGATTGTGCCAGTTACCTCCCCGTCTACGGCGACGACTACTTATTTATAGATAGTCTTTACGTTGATGATGCTCTGGAACAATTCTACCCATAAGAACTGTCAGAAGCCCATCCTCAAAATCAACTGATCTAACTTCCGTGTCATCAGCGAGTGTCCAGGCTCGTGTAAATGACCGTTGAGCCACACCCTTGTGGATGTAGTTAGTTTCCGTTTCTTTATCTTCTTTCTGACCCTCAACAAACAATTTACCGTCTTGGGTATAGACATTGATTTCTTTTTTCTTAAAACCAGCAAGTGCAATCTCAAGCCGAGATTGTACATCAGTGAGATGAACTAAGTTGTATGGAGGATAGTTACTTGTCGTTTCGTGAAGTGCAAACAGTCTATCGAAATACTCATCCATACCAATGCTGTTTTTGGTAATACGTTCCAACAGTTGATTCATGTTGGCAGCATTGTACCTCGTAAGGTTAGTCATTATTGTAGCTCCTATTAAGCGAGTTTGTGTTTTGTGATCCCCGAAGGCAATCAACTATATTTATAGCACAAATCATAAAAAAACGGGGTAGTAAACCCCGCTCATTTTTATTCGGTTACCATCCGTGCTTTACCAGACTTGGTGGTAATAGTATGATCACGTTCAACAGGAATCAAAGATGTCTCAACGTCAATAATTTGAGGCATCATATAACTGATATCAAGCAGTTTAAAATTAGCACCCCTTTTCATACGAACTTGAAATGCCGCCTCAAACAAATCATTGATATCTTCAATTTTCTTCAAACCTTCCTCACGAACCGCATTCATCTCTTCTGCAGGGATGTCTTTGGTGTATCCAACACCAATCCTCATATCCTTTTTAGGATTTGAAATTGATTCAAGAACATCAAAAGCAGCTCTCTTGAAATATGTGGAATTACCACTTACATTAAAAGGAATGATATCTACACGATTAGTAAGTGTATTCATTTCCTGGCGAACCTTTGAAACGACACCTTTACTATCAACAGATTCAACTGTATTAGTAGCACGTTGAGTCTTCAACACCTTTTCAGCAATGTTGGTTACAATCTCTTGTGAAAAAGAATGTGGAATGTTGTTGATCCAATCAACACATTGTCCCTGAGTAGGTTCTTGCTCTTGAGTAGCAACCCAACGTGCAAGTGCTTTGCTAAAATCTCCACGAGTGGCAGACTTACTGGGTGGGTGGTTGTTGGCACCAAGACCAATCTCATCCCACACATCACTCCAAGTAAAACCCTCCTTAGGTTTTACGACGTTGAATACCCAATACTCCAAACCCATACCGATGATTGCCTCAATGCGAGTAAATCCATCAAAGAGTTGAAAATTAGTTCCCACAAATGGAGGTTGAGCATCAAGAAGAACACCGTTGATCTTAATGTTATTGGCTAAGTCTTGGACGTTCTCTTTGTTCGTTCCAAGCTCACGCGCAATGTTTACGACTTGTCCCTCTGCATTAGTTCGTTCAATTTGATCAAGTTTGATCTTTTCACGACCAATGCATACAAAGGTCCGTCCCTCAGGAAGAGAAAGATCCTTAAACCAATCATCATCAGGACAAGAAGATGCTGTCGGCAGTTTACGAAAATTAGACATAATTAAGTAGCAGTTTGCTTTGCGTAGAGAATATTCTCTACTGGATCAGATGTCGCTCACGCTTGTCTGACTTGTTCATATTATAAGGCATAAAAAAGGGGGCGTCAAGCCCCCAGTTTTATTCAGTTTCCTCTACTCTCTTCTTCAAATAGTTTGGACGTTTCTTCTCATACTTTTTCATATATTTTTTAATTGACTTATGCTTAATCTCTGGTTCATCAATGTCTACATGTCTCATCGGTGGTGGAGTAACTTTAAAACTCTTAGGATCTGTAAGTTCAATATTCTTCCTAATGGATTTATTTACTTTCTTGAATAGTTTTTCATTCTCTACAAAAGTATTGTCAATATAAACTTGGTTCGCATTAAGCATCGATTGAACCTTAACCATCTTAGGATCTAAGCGTTCATTCGGAGGTAATAGCAGTTGCTCAAGTTGCATCTTAAGTTCAACTTGTATGTAAGTTTTTGCAACCGATGGTAAAGAAGATAATGCATTCAAGAAAAACTCATATTCACCTTGATAGAGACGGTTTTCTGGATTTGTTCTTCTTTTCCACTTACTCATCATACTCTCTTTAACATTCTCTGGACTTCTCAAATAACTGTTCTTTGTGTAAAGATGTGCCTGATCGAATGGTATTTTCATAACCACATTAAGAACTGGCATCTCTTTATCTACATCGTTCAATCCAGAAAAAGCATCTTCTATATCTTTTTGATAAAGATTGTTCCACTCCTCACTAAATCCATCAATACTAAATCCTAGAGTCTCGGTTATTCCAGTGATAGCACTTAGAACCTGAGTCATGATGGAGTATTCGATTCCCTGCTTAGAATTGAATAAGTAAATTTTTCCCAACATAACAATATTTTCACTGTCGTCAATTAACACTTCGGGAGTTTGAATGAAATTATCCATCACACACTTGGCGGCAACATTGCCACCATGATCTATATGTGTGGTTGCATTCTTAACCAAGAAATCGGATAATCTACCATCCTGTTCTGGATTATATGGTTCACCAGTGAATTGATTTGTGAGAAGATATTCGTTGGTGCTATCAGAGAAAGTTATCTCTAATGGTTTTTCTTGAGAACCTTCCTCTCCCTTTGGAATTTCATATCTTTTATTATTAGATTTACGAATCCATGTGTTGCGTGTCAGAATGAGACTATCGATACAATTTCCCAAAACGTCAACGGCATCAGCAATACCATCCATCACATTAGCAACATGATCGACAGGTACGCCAGTCTGTTGTTCAAACTCTATTGATTCTTGCAGGTAAGATTCTACTACTCTAGCTCTATCAACAACACCTTTATTGATAAGTTGATTGTAAAATTTCGGATTACTCTTTTTAATATCACTAAGCTTCAACTTTACCTCACCAGGTCTTCCCTTTGCTCCTCCAAGTTTCTCTGCCTTTTCAATATACTTACTAGCAAGAGGAACGGGAAGTGAGTCAAACTTATACTTTTCACCACCACTGAATGCCGAAGCTATAGGACTAAGAGCGTTATAAAATGTTTCCATAGCGGTTCCTTGAGCACCAGACATAACAGTTTTGGTGTCTTGGAAATTGTAGTTAAATCTTACAGAAACCTCATCAGTTAATGGATTGTAATCATCAGGAGTTATTGGTTGTCCTGTGGCAATAATAAAATCACCAAAAGGCATTTTAAACTGAGCGTCATCAGAAAGTATTCCTTTCTCCAAAACTTTATTTACATAATCATTACCAAGATAAGCATTATCAATAGTGGGAGGTAAGTCTCCGGTAAGGAAATCAAGAAAAAGTTTAGCGGTTGTTGGAGCAGAATATTCTGCAAGATTTTTTCCAACTCTAAACAGAGGATCTTTCATCAACTCTTTGAGAATTGCTTCTTTGTTAGAAGAAAATTCCTTCTGTGCTTTATCAAAGTTATCATTAACTGCTTTTTCTACTACCTTATCAGTTTCTGCTGGATGACTATCCTTATAAGTATCAACATAATCAATAACACTACCACCCTGCTCAAAATCATTCTTTGCATTTAAGTATAATTGATTAACTTCTCCTTGTGTTTGTATAATTCTTCTCTGCAACTCAAATACTTCTGCTTGCCTATTAGATGTTTCTCTTTCAAGGTGTGCTCTTGCCATCCTCGCAGCAAAAGAATCTCCCGAAGGTGGAATCATATTTCTATAGCTTTTAAGAAGTTCTTCTGCTTTGGTTAATTGTTCTGCCAGTCTAATTACAAGGCCCTTGTAGCTCCTCTGCACCGTCTCTGATCCCGATGTCGGAATTTTTGTTCTACTGAATGCCTTATCAACATAATCATTACCAGTCGATTCAAAAGTTCCTGTATAGTAATCATCAAAGAACTTCCCTCTATCACCATATCCTTTTGGTGGAGGTGGAGTTTTTGCGCCTATATTTGTAAGATCATCTGGTGATGGAGTGTAAGTTGCTCCTCGCCCAGGAGATCTCCTAGGAGGTGTAGGAGTCGGTGTGGGTTTAGGCGTTGGTGTTGGAGTTGGTTTAGGTGTTGGAAGTGTTGGAAGTGGAGTTGGTGTTGGAGTTGGTTTAGGATCTGGTTCAATCTGTGGCATGTCCACAGGAGCATCGTCATATCCTGGAAGATCTGGTGGGACTGGAGAAACTTGTCTTGGGATATCTAATTGTGGTGGTCTATCACGCTTAGGGGGAGCAGGTGGATGTCCCATGAAAATTCTTGTCGCTTGATTGATATCACCAACAGGGATACCTGCCTTAGCAGCGTTTCTTAAGAATTTTCTAAAGTTCTTTCCTGTAAATCCCCCAACAAAACCGCCCATACCACGAGCAGCATTGCTAAGTCCACCAAGACGACCTTTGATGCGGCGGCCGCCACCGCCGCCACCGCTGCCTCTATATCGAAGATACGGTCCCCCATAATAACTGGGATCACCCATACCAAATCTAGTGAATGATGGTGCAATATATTTTTGATTTACAAAGTTTGGATTCTTAATTACAAGTAAACCACAACTCCAAAGTGTAAAATTACCACCAGGTCCAACATTTCTAGCAATTGGAGTAAAAGCATTATCTGCTAGTCCAGGATTTCTATAAAAATGCCATTGCACCGCCGTCCATTTATTAAAGTTTGCTTCTACCCAATCACCAACCGCTGGATCACCGCCATTTTCAAAAACACTACCAGTAATCCAACTAGAACCTTCTCTGTTATTTGATTGTAATACCGCATATACTGCGCCGCCGCCTGCACCGAAACTACCATATCTGATTACACCAACTCCACCACTATTTTCTGCACCTGCTGGAACCGACAAAAGGTTTGTAACATTTCCATTAGCATCTGTTGCAGTCAATTGACTCATATCTGGACTACTTCCAGTCTGATCTGGAACCTCAAAATTATCAAGATCTGCAAGATCTCCCAGATACTCGTCAGTGGGTTCTCCCTGTATCTCTGGTTGACCGGGATCATCTAACTGGTTATAAAAACCAGCAACCGTCATTCTCTCTTCCAACTGACGGATTTTGCCATCAATATCCGTCAGTGGTTTTCTATATTTCTTTACGTTCGAAAATATGCTCATGCAACAAAAAAGGAGGCATCTTTACCTCCTTATATTTATTCAGTTTCTTGAACCTTCTTTTTCTTAGAACCAATATTATATTTTGTTTCCAAAATCCAATCTTGCTTGTCTTTATATGCCAGAACTTTAATCTGATTCAATGGTGCAATGTCTTGAATCTTAGTGGCATCAATAATCTCAATTAATCCCCAGTCAGCAAGGAGTTGAGCGATGCGATTGCGACGCTGAACATCATTGATAGTCAGGTTTGCATGTTTACCATCCAGTGCAAACAATTCTTTAAAGTGAACAAGATAGTATCTACCCTGCTTATGCAAAATGTGACAGGACTGATAGATTTTCTTTTCTTTCCGTGATGCCACTCCGATACGAGTCAAAGTTTCACGCACTTTCAAAAAGTCATCTGGTTCACTAAGAGCGACCTCAACCATTTGTTCAGGCGACCACTTTACTTCGGGTTCCTTAACAACGCTCATTTTTTTCCTCCAGTTTCAAATTTCGATTTAATAAAATTAAGTTGTTCTTCTGTGAGAATCTTCAAAGCTTGCTTTGCCTTTTCATTACTATAACCATAGTATCGTTTGACATAATCAAGATCTTTGACTTTATCTTGTCGGAGCCAGGGAGAAAATCTCTTCTTTTTCCTCAGACTATTTAGATAAAAATCATATTGCAACTTCTTAGGAAGGAAATGATGTTGATTCATTTCATTTGCAAACATGATGGCATCAAGATGTCCAGAGAAACAACGGTTGATAATATAAGGAGGATATTCTTTCTCAAGTGAAGAATCTTCTTCAATCAGATTCTCTTTCGTCTGATTGATACTGTTCAACCAATCCTTCAATTCCATAATTAAAAAGCAGTAGTTCTTTACGTTTTTGTTGTTCTCTCATATACTCACCAACTGAGCGCATTGTATAAGTTAAATCAAACTCAGCGGCATTCCAATCCTTAAATCTATCCTTTACTAACTGATCGGAATTATAACTTACTAATTGATGCAACCCACAATTAGAACAATCCTCAGCAAACTTGTCATGATTGAATCTCTTGTGCATTGAACCTTTGTGTCCATAGAGATTATCCTTAATATCATAAGGAGGATCTAAGTACACAAAGGCATTCTGTTCTGAACCTTCATCAAGT